GCTGATGGCGGCTCGATGGCGGCAACTGCTGCCAACGTGTTGACAGGCATCATTACTGCTACACCTACAGCAAGCCGTGACATTCAATTGCCAACAGGTGCAAACCTTGATCTGGCAACTGAGTGGGCCATCGGTGATTCGTTTGACTTCAGCGTCATTACTTTGGCTGCATTTGCTTTGACTCTCACGGTCAATACAGGTGTGACCATCGTGGGTGCTGCCGCAACTGCTGCAACGTCTGGTGCATCTGCACGATTCCGTTGCCGTAAGACTGCGGCTGACACTTTTGTCGTCTATCGTATCGGTGGTTAAACCAAGACAGGCCAGCAGAAATGTTGGCCTGTTTAACTTAGGAGCGAATCATGCCAATGACCAAAGGTTATTCAAAGAAGACAATCGGTAAAAATATTGCAATGGAGATGAAGTCCGGCAAGCCCCAAAAGCAAGCCGTGGCAATGTCTTTGAACGTGGCAAGCAAAGCAGCGAAAGCCGCAGGCAAGCCCAGCAAAGCACCGATGAAGAAAATGAAATGATCAAGTCAGCCGCTATCATCAAAGACAAGACTCTTCCCCCGTGGAAAGAGTTGCGGCTGCAAAAACGACGCTTTAAAAAGCAGCAGACCATTGAGCGCAAAGCCTCAAAGGTTTGTTTTCCATCGCCCATGAATGCCCCGATCATTGAGGTGCAAAATGCACCACAGGACGATGCACCACCGACACGCGACGAGCTGCAGGCCAAGGCCACCGATTTGGGCATCCCGTTCAACGGTCGCACCACAGACAAAAAGCTAAGTGGCTTGATCGCCACAGCACTGGCACAAGGAGCCTAGCATGGGTTACAGCAAGCGCCAATTTATCAGCGCAGCGTTCGAAGAGATCGGCCTTGCGTCCTATGCCTTTGATCTTCAGCCTGAGCAGCTTGAGACTGCCAGGCGCAGGCTCGATGCCATGATGGCTGACTGGAACGGCAAGGGCATCCGGCTCGGATACCCGATCCCGTCCAGCCCCCAAGACGGCGGCATCGATGAGGAAACCAACGTCCCCGACTCGGCCTATGAGGCCATCATCTGCAACTTGGCTGTGCGCTTGGCTCCAAGCTACGGCAAGGTGGTGATGCCCGAGACCAAGGCCACAGGCAAACAAGGCTATGACACCCTGCTGCAGCGCGCCACGTTCCCGCTGGAGCAGCAACTGCCAGCTACCATGCCAGCAGGCGCAGGCAACAAGCCCTGGCGCGTCTACGACAATCCGTTCATCAGACCGCCTTACAACCCAGTGGACGCTGGCCCTGATGGGCCACTGACATACAACTAAGGACCATCATGCCATCTATCAATCAACTACCCGTCATTGGTCAGGTCTCACCTGGCGACCAGATTCCCGTTTACACCCCGAACAACGGCGACGCTCGGCGCATGTCGGTCAATGCGCTGCTGCAGTATTTTCAGCAGACCTTTGCCAGCCCCACGCTGGCGGTCAATCTCTATGTGCCTGGCAGCGGATTCAACATCACCGTGCCGACACCAGTCAGCCAGCAACAGTGGATGCTGTTGCAGCCTGCTGGAACGCTTGCAACGGGCACGATCACACTGCCATTGAACACAGGCGTTCCTGATGGCACAACGGTGTTGATTACCACCACGCAAGAAATCACCTCGCTGACAATTGCCCTGAATGGTGCAACTGCCATTTATGGTGGTGTATCGTTCTTGGGTGCAGGTACTGCAACAGCCATTCGTTTCTATCAGCCCACAAACTCGTGGTATCAGATCAATGCTGATGCAGTTTATGGCACAAACGTACAGGCATTTTTGGCTGTGCCATCAAGTGCCAATTTGCGTGCGGCGATGACCGATGAAACAGGGACTGGTCTGTTGGTGTTTAACACCACCCCAACATTGGTGACCCCAATTCTTGGCACACCAACCTCTGGCACATTGACTAATTGCACTGGCTTGCCAATTGCAACTGGCGTGTCTAATTTAGGTACTGGTGTAGCAACATTTTTAACAACCCCATCAAGTGCAAACTTGTTGGCGGCTTTAACCGATGAAACTGGCACAGGCGCAAATGTGTTTGCAAATACGCCAACGTTGGTGACTCCGATTCTTGGAACGCCAACATCGGGAACGCTTACATCATGCACAGGTTTACCACTAACTACTGGAGTGACTGGTGCTTTGCCTGTCGCTAATGGTGGCACTGGTGCATCAGGAACAGTGCAGGCATTGAGTGGCCCTGGCGCGGTAAATATCACAAGCCTTGCCACTGCCTTTACTTCGACAGCAGCAGGCAATGCGTTGACGCTTGCTGATGGTGCGCAGGGGCAACTGAAAACGATTATTTATGTTGCAGAGGCGGCTGGTGGCGATACTGGTGTTTTGACTCCAGCCAATCTTGGAAGCGCAACCACCATCACTTTCAACGCTGTTGGAGATTCGGTAACGCTCCAGTTTGCTGGCACTGACTGGTGGGTTGTTGGGTTCCGTGGTGCGGTAGTTGCGTAATGGCCACCAAGCCCAAGTCCTCCGTCAACAAGGCTGCGGTCTACACCAAGCCGACGATGCGCAAGCGTTTGTTTGAGCAGATCAAAGGCGCATCGGTGCAGGGCACTGCTGCCGGTGAGTGGTCTGCACGCAAGGCGCAGTTGTTGGCCAAGGAGTACAAGGCAAAGGGTGGAGGCTACAAGTCATGAAAGCCCCGCAAAAAAGCCTGAAGGACTGGGGCGCGCAAAAGTGGCGCACCAAGTCCGGCAAGCCGTCGAGCGAGACCGGTGAGCGCTACCTGCCCGAAAAAGCCATCAAGGCTTTGTCGTCGGCTGAGTATGCGGCCACCACCAAGGCCAAGCGCGAGGGCACCAAGGCAGGCAAGCAGTTCGTCAAGCAGCCCAAGAAGGTGGCTGCTAAGGTTGCGAGGTTCAGATGAAAACACCGGCATGGCAGCGCAAAGAAGGGCAGAACCCCAAGGGCGGCTTGAACGCTGCTGGGCGCGCCAGCTTGAAGGCTGCAGGCCAGAATATCAAGCCGCCTGTCAAGTCCGGCGACAACCCACGCAGGGCGTCGTTCTTGGCACGCATGGGAAACAACCCCGGCCCTGAGTACAAAGACGGCGAGCCGACCAGGCTGCTGCTCAGTCTGAAAGCCTGGGGCGCGTCCAGCAAAGCTGACGCACAGGCCAAGGCCAAGAAAATCTCGGCCCGAAATAAGGCTAAGAAGTAACCATGCAAATCTCAATTCTCAACGGCATCTACACGGACAACGGCCCGGACTTTCGCACATCCTATCCGGTCAACATGGTGCCGGTGCCAAAGAACAGCGGCATCAGCACCGGCTACCTACGGCCAGGTGATGGCCTTGTGGCCAACGGCACAGGCCCAGGCATCGACCGAGGCGGCATCAACTGGCAGGGCGAGTGCTACAGGGTCATGGGCACCAAGCTGGTGTCGGTGGCCAGCAATGGCGCTGTGACCGTGCTGGGTGACGTTGGCGGCCCCGTCAACACGCTGGTGACGTTCGATTACAGCTTCGACGAGCTGGCCATCGCGTCCGGTGGGCGGCTGTACTACTGGAACAACTCCACCCTGACCCAAGTCACCGACCCAGACCTGGGCGTGGTGCTTGACGTGGTGTGGGTGGACGGCTATTTCATGACCACCGACGGCGAGTTCCTGATCGTCACCGAGCTGTCCAATCCGCTGGATGTCAATCCGCTGAAGTACGGCAGCTCCGAGGTTGACCCCGACCCCGTGGTGGCGCTGCTCAAGCTGCGCAATGAAATCTACGCACTAAACCGCAACACCATCGAGGTGTTCGACAACACCGGCGGCGACCTGTTCCCGTTTGCACGCATCGATGGTGCTCAAGTTCAAAAGGGCGTGGTTGGCACACAAGCCTGCTGCGTCTACATCGAGCGCATCGCCTTCTTGGGCAGTGGCAGAAACGAAGCCCCGAGCATCTACGTGGGCGCAGCAGCCACCACCCAAAAGATCAGCACTCAAGAGATCGACGAGCTGCTGCTCACCTACACCGAGGCGCAACTTTCACTGGTCAAGATGGAGGCACGCAATGACAAGTCGCACCAGCACCTCTACGTGCACCTGCCAGACCGCACCATCGTCTACGACGCAGCCGCATCCGAGGCGCTTGGCGATCAGGTGTGGTTTACCCTGACCACCACGGTGGTGGGCTTTGCGCAGTACCGAGCACGCAACCTCGTCTGGGCCTATGACAAGTGGCTGGTGGGCGATCCGCAGTCCAGCACCATCGGCTATCTGGTGGACGACATCGGCAGCCACTGGGGGCAGCAGGTGCGCTGGGAGTTCGGCACCATCATTGCCTACAACGAGGGCAAGGGCGCACTGTTCCAAAAGATTGAGCTGGTGAGCCTGACCGGACGAGTGGCGCTGGGCACTAACCCGCAGATCAGCACCAGCTACTCGCTGGACGGCCTGTCCTACAGCCAGGACCGCTACATCTACGTGGGCACCATCGGCAATACCAACAAGCGTTTGGCTTGGTTTCAGCAGGGTCACATGAGGAACTGGCGCATACAGCGTTTCCGTGGTGACAGCGATTCACATATTGCATTTGCACGCCTTGAGATGCAGATTGAAGGGTTGCTGTACTGATGGCCACCGCACCCGTCTCCAAAAGGTTAAACCTGACCCGCGACCAGCTCGCGCAGTTTTTGACCGACCAGCAGCAGATCAGGCAGTTCGAGCTGTTGTTCGCAACGGTCGACGCCATTGCGCCTGATGTGGTGCTGGAGATCAATATCTCGGCAGGCACGGCCCAGGCCACTGCTGTGCAGGCGCTGGCTCAGATCAACGCATTGGCTCAGACAACAGCAGTCGATGATTCTGCACTCAATGCTAAGGTGCAGCAGGCATTGGATGCTATCCCTCGCTTGGCCCAGGCCTTGGAGTTGTTGGCCCTGGCCCCAGTGCGCAACAATATCGAACTAGAGCATGATGTAAACGGCATCTTGCCCTATGCAAATCAAACCGCACGAGTGCGATCTAACCAGGTGCTAACATGGCTTTCGATGTAATAACACCTGCCAAACTCGGCCAAGCAGCAATCACCACAGGTGTGACCACGCTCTACACCGTTCCGGCCAGCACTCGGACATTGCTCAAAGAGTTCAGCATTGCCAACACAACGGCAGCGGCCATTAACGTGCGCGTGTTCTTGGTGCCATCGGCAGGATCGGCAGGCACAGGCAATGCGTTTCTCTACGATGTACCAGTGCCAGGCAACAACGCTCTGCAGTACAACGGCATCGAAGTGCTGAACGCAGGCGATACTATCCAGATTCAGGCCGCATCAGCAGGTCTGACCATCATCGCCAGCGGCGGCGAAGCCACATAAGGAGCATGATATGACCGTATCCATCAAGGTGCTGATCCCAGCAAAGCAGGCCGAAAACAGCCAGACCACGCAGTACACGGCCACCAACTGCAAGGCCATCATCGACAAGTTCACTGCCACCAACACGAGCGCAGCAAATGTGACCATCAGCGTCAATCTGGTGACCAGCGGCGGCAGTGCAGGCACGAATAACCTGATCGTGGACACCCGCAGCATCGTACCGGATGAGACCTATACCTTTCCAGAACTGGTCGGCCAGGCCTTGGACAGTGGTGGCTTTATTTCCACCATTGCCAGTGCAGCCACATCGTTGACAATCCGCGCATCTGGCCGCGAGATTACATAAGGAGCACCGCATGGACTACGCAAAGATGCCAAAAATGATGCTTGCCGGATTCGGCGGCATCCCCATTGACGAGCCGATGCTGACCAACGCAGAGAACAAAAAGAACTACGTCATTGCGGTGGAGGACTGGAACTACGGCCCCGAGGTGCCCACCAACGAGCCAGGCGCAAACAAGGAGTTCTACGCAGGGCTGGCCGAGGCCATGCAATGCGATGAGAAGGAAGCGCGGCGCAAGCACTGCTCCAACTGCGGCTACTACGACAACAGCCTGATGGCACAGGTGCGCATCGAGCGCATCCCATTGGCAGCCTACGACAAGGGCGCAGGCTTTCGTGGCCACTGCGAGAAGCTCAACTTCATCTGCAACGACATGCGCGTCTGCCAAGCCTGGGAAGACCGGGAAGAAGACGAGGATTGACCAAATGTCAAATTGTGAGAAAATGCAAGGGCTGAGCTTATCGAGCCGCCAGCAGCTCATCCGACCATTGAAAGGTTGCGCATGACTGGTATCGATTGGCTGAGACTGAACCTGCAAAGGGTTCTTGCGCTACCTGCGCCAGCCATCGAGTGGCTGCTTATGCTCTACGGAGCGATTCAGGTCTTTGATGACGTGGCCGACGGTGATGCCGTCGAGCGTGATGACCTGAACGCTGCGATCTGGAACACGCTGGTCGGCATGAGCCAAAACACATTTTGGATTGCAAACTCACAAACCCTGACGCCTGTCGTGGCGTCGATGATTTTAAAGTGGCAAGCATCTGACCAGGCCGAGCGCAATGGCAAGGCAGATGCACGCTCGTTTGTCTGGCGTGCAGGCTACTATGACGTGGTGCTGATGACGGTGGCGCTGTGCCACGGCACTCAGCGCGCCACTGAAACGGCGCAACAAGTCATGGAGCTGTATGGCGAGACGCTTGAAGATTACATGAAGGAGTTTGGCAATGCCTGATCCAGTAACAGCCCTAGTTGTCGGAGGCACGCAAGTTGTCGGCGGCATAATGCAAAGCCGAGCAGCCAGTCAGGCGGCAGGTGCACAAACGCAAGCCGCTGAATCTGGCATCGAAGAGCAGCGTCGCCAGTTCGAGGCGGTGCAGGAAATCCTCAAGCCCTACGTCACCGCAGGCACCACTGCCATCGGTGGCCTGCA